CGAGTACGGCGTGCATGAAATCGTGATGCACCGGTATGTACGCGCGAGCGTGGTGCTCGCCATCGACCCCGAGTATTGGGCGCTGGCGTTCCTGCGCAAGCCGTTCATGGAGAAGATGGCGAAGACCTCCGACGGCGAGAAGGTGGCGCTGCGGATGGAAGCCACGCTGGTGAGCCGCAACCACAACGCGAACGGCAAGGTTGTTGCCTGCGCGTAATGCAGGCGGGGCGGGAGCAATCTCGCCCCGTTTTCCATGAGCAACACGTGGGTCGAGTACAACCCTGACACGGGGATGACGGAGCACAACCGGGCGGATGAGCTTACCGGGGTGGTGCATGTCACTAAGGTGCAGGACGTGGAACCTTTGCTGGATCGCAACAAGGAGGTTGCGAACACGGGGGCGACAAACGAGGGGATCAAGAAGGGCCTATGGCACTACATGAGCATCCCGCCGGCGGTGCAGTACGAACTGTTGGTGAAGTACGGCGTGAACGTCCACAAGAAAGAGCATTGGCCAAAACTGTTTTCATTGGTCAACGAGCACTATCCGTACCTCAAGACGACGCACAAGCACCACGGGATGAAGGGCCAAGGCAAGGTCTACGGACCGCCCAGAGGCTCGCTGAAGCTGGCGAGCTAGATCAGGCGTGGGCGCTCGTCGATCGGTATCTGTCGTATGAGAGCCCGGACGATCCAGCGGCGTTGACGGTTGCAACGCAAATCTGGTTCAAGCAGCGCAAGATCACAGTCGCGCATGTGTTTGCGCAACGAGCGGTCGAGGTGGACCCGCAGAACGCCTATGCGTGGTCGAATCTCGGCATGCTGGAAGAACAGTTGTACCGCTTCGATAAGGCGGAAGCCGCGTTCAAGCGTGGGTTGTCGGTAGCTAAGTCGGACGACGCCAAGGGGAACCTGTATCTCAATTGGGCGTCGGCCCTAGTGAACAAGGGCGATTGGGAAGCTGCGGAACCGATTGCCAGGCAAGCTTACCGCCGCCGGCCGGAGAGCCAGAAGACGCGGGCCAATCTCGGCATGGTGTGTTTGGCCCGTGGTGAATGGGCCGAAGGCTGGCCCTTGTACGACGCGATCATCGGTTTCGACAACTCGCGGCGAAAGGTTCAGTACAGGGGCGAGCCGGTGTGGGATGGCTCGCCAGGTAAGCGCATCGTGATCTATGGCGAGCAGGGGCTAGGCGATGAGGTGTGCTTCGCCTCGATGATCCCGGATGCGTTGGAGCGGTCGCGGTCGGTGGTGATCGACTGCACGGACAAGCTCGCGGGGCTGTTTCGGCGCTCGTTCCCGAAGGCGACCGTGTACGGGACGCGCTGGGAAACGGGGCTGGGCTGGGACAAGCAGGACGCCGAGATAGACGCCAGTGTGAGCATGGGCGGGCTCGGCCGGTGGTTCCGCAATGATGCGGCGTCGTTCCCCCGCACGCCGTACCTTGAGGCTGACCCCGAGCGGCGGGCGATGTGGCGCGCGTTGTTCGATCGACAGCGCAAGCCGGTGATCGGTATCGCGTGGACCGGCGGTGTCCCGTGGACCGGGGACCGGTACCGCAAGTGGACGCTGGATGATCTCCTGCCGGTGTTTCGATCGGTGGATGCGGTATGGGTGAGCCTTCAGTACAAGGATGCCGGGAAGGAAATTGCGGCGTTCAGGGCGCGGCATCCGGACATTGACTTGCGGCAGTACGCCTATGCGACGCTGACGCAGGACTACGACGATACAGCGGCGTTGGTGGCCGAATGTGATCTGGTGTTCTCGATGCAGACCGGGGTGATTCACCTTGCGGGGGCGTTGGGTAAGGACTGCTGGTGCTTCGTGAACAGCCATCCGGGATGGCGTTATGGGGCGTCGGGTGACTCGATGCCGTGGTATCGGTCGGTGAGGTTGTACCGGCAGGACGGTGATGTATGGCCGCTGGTGAAGGCGGCTGAGGACTTGCGTGCGCGTTTTCGTCGGGTTTGACCCCCGCGAGGCCGTTGCCTATCACGCCTGCGTGCAGTCGATCATCGAGACCGCGCGCGACCCGCTGGCCTTGCAATTCACGCCGGTGACGGGGCCGCTGCGGGACGGCTCCAATGCGTTCATCTACGCACGGTTTCTGGTGCCGCACCTGTGTGGCTTCAGTGGCTTCGCCGTGTTCCTCGATGGTGACATGGTGGTGCGAGCGCCGATCGAAGACCTGTTCGCGCAGCAACGCTGGGGCGTAGGAGCGCTGGTGGTCAAGCACGACTATCTGACGAAGCACCCGGTGAAGTACCTCGGGAACAAGAACGAGGACTACCCGCGCAAGAACTGGTCGAGCGTGATCCTGTGGAACTGCGGGTACTTCCCGAATCGCATCCTGACGCCGGAGTACGTGGCGCAGCAGCCGGGATCGCATCTACACCGCTTCGGCTGGCTGAAGGACGAGCAGATCGGAGCCTTGCCGGATGAGTGGAACCGGTTGGTGCTGGAACAGGACGTGATGGATGCAGACAAGATTCTGCACTACACCATCGGTACGCCGTGTTTCTCCGAATACGCGACCTGTGACCGCGCGGACGAATGGCACGCAGTCCACAAGAGGATGAACGCCCCGTGCTGATTCTGACCGATGACCAGCGGCGCGAGCGGCTGATTTCCGACGAGTACCGCCGGCAGCAGGTGGAACTCCACGAGGACGAGAACTACGGCGTTGCGTCTACCCACTTTGCATCTTTGGTGGCGAAGGTGGTGAATCAGTACGGCGTAGATGAGATGTTGGACTACGGCGCGGGGAAGGGACGGTTGGCGCAGACGTTGATCCGGGATCGGCTCATTGATCATCCGATGCGCATTCAGCACTACGAGCCCGCCGTGGTGGAGTGGGCGGACATGCCGGAGCCATGCGAGATGGTGGCTTGCCTGGACGTGCTGGAGCACATCGAGCCAGCGCTGCTGGACAACGTGCTGGATGATCTGCAGCGCGTCACCAAGAGTATTGGCCTGTTCACGGTGTCCACAGTGGAAGCGATGAAGGTGCTGCCGGACGGGCGCAATGCTCACTTGATTGTCGAGCCGGCCTCGTGGTGGTTGCCGAAGATTCTTGAGCGGTGGGACTTGCACGTTTTCCAGAAGACGCAGGACGGGTTCATGGTGTTGGTGATGGCCAACGAGATTGAGAGGCAGTAGATGGCGCGATCAACGGTAACGGCGAACAACTATTCCCGGTCGGCGGCGATCACGCCATCGGATACGGTGTCCTTGGCGGCGGTCTGTGACGCGATCTTGGTCGCGGCGGCGGGGAACATCTCGGCGGTTGACGTGGCCGGCGGGTCGATTGCGATCACGGCGGCACCCGTGGGCATTCTTCCGTTGAACCTGTCGCGGGTGAACGCGACGGGGACGACGGCGACGGTGTACGCGCTGTACTTCGTCTAAATGGCCATCACGACCGGCGCCGAGCTTGCTACGGCTGCTGCTAACTGGCTGGCGCGGGCGGACCTTACGTCGCGTATTCCTGAGTTTGTCGCGCTGGCGGAAGCGAAGCTGAATCGGAGCCTGCGGACCCGTGACATGGAGACGAAGAACGCGACGTTTTCCATCACGGGTGAATATGTCGCTGTACCGGCGGGGTTTCTGGAAACCAAGTCGTTCTATCTGAACACGAACCCGAAGAAGTCGCTTTCGTACCTACCTGACGATGCGCAGACGGATGCGTATGGCGCGGGCACAGGAACGCCGCGATTCTTCTGCGTGGTTGGCGGTAACTTTCGCTTTGCCAAGGTGCCGGATGCTACGTACTCATCGACGCTGACCTACTACACGGCGTTGACTTCGGTGAGTGCGGGCGGATCAGCGGTCAATTGGCTGTTGACGAGCCATCCCGATGTGTACCTGTACGGGACGCTTTTGGAGGCCGCGCCGTACCTGCAAGACCCTGCGACGGCGAGCCAGTGGGCGAGCGCGTTTCAGGCCGTGATGGAGAATTTGCGCAGTGCAGATGCGCGTAGCCGTTGGGGCAATGGCATGGCTGTGAGGGCTGGCTAGTGCCGTTGGTCTATCGGCTGCACTACGCACCGGACATTGATCAAAACTGGGCGGTTAACCCAGGCGTATGTGGTGTTATGTCTGGGATGGCGGTAGACCGGAAAGGCAACCTATCAACCATTTGTCGGAACGGTGGGGGAGGATTTACCGTCACTGGGACCGATGCATTGCATGCTGAAATTTTCCAGCAAACGTCGGGAAGCGTTCGATTTCTCGTGTTCCGCAAACAAAGTATTGATGAGTATGACAGCGCCGGAACGCGCACCAATCGAGGGTCAGGATACAACGCTAGTACGGTAGACTGGGATGCTGTGGCATGGGGCAACCAGATCATTGCGTGCAACTATCTGGACGCCACACAGAGCAGCACCGGTGGCGCATTCTCCGGGCTCGGGGGCGGAGCCCCGAAGGCGAGATATGTTGCCGCGAACGTCAATTTCGTCATGTTCGCGGATGTGGATGACGGTGGGTCCAACGTTTACAGCGATATGGTGTGGTGGTCCGGGGTCCGCAATCCGAATACGTATACCCCGAGTCAGGCGACACAGGCCGGGGCGATTCGCTTGCTTGATGTGCCTGGGCCGATCACGCGGGTTGTAGCGTTCGGTGACAAATTCGTTGCGTTCAAGGATGGCGGCATATTCCTCGGGCAGTACGTAGGACCGCCCTATGTATTCTCGTGGAAATTGGTCAGCCTAATTGGTTGTTCGTTCCCAAAGTCAGTTGTTGAGGTTGGTGGGCGGCTGTTCTTTGCGCACAGAACTGGCGTGTTCATGTTCGACGGAAC